TACTTATCGTATGCCTGCTCCGTTAGCTAACCGTTTCGTTCACTTGGAAATGACTTGTGATTGGGATGACTGGCAAGATTGGGCTGTTGAAAACAAAGTCCATAAAGATGTAGTTGGCTTCTTGACTTTCTCTAAGAAAGACCTGTACGACTTCGATCCAAAGTCAGCATCACGTGCGTTTGCTACACCACGTAGCTGGTCATTTGTTAGCGAATTGCTACATGACGACGACTGCGATACAGATACATTGACTGATTTGGTATCAGGTTCAGTTGGCGAAGGCCTTGCTATTAAGTTTATGGCTCACCGTAAACACGCAAGCAAAATGCCTAACCCAAGCGACATTTTGTCAGGCAAGGTTAAGAAGATGGATTCCAAAGAAATCTCAGCTATGTACTCTTTGACTGTGTCACTGTGCTACGAGTTGAAGGACTCTTGTGACAAGAAAGCGAAGGACTGGAACAGCCAAGTCAACTGCTTCTTTGAATTTATGATGAAGAACTTCGAAACTGAGCTGGTAATTATGGGTACTAAATTGGCATTGTCAACATACAAATTGCCACTGGATCCAGATGAAATTGCCTGCTTTGATGAGTTCCACACTAAGTTTGGCAAGTACATTGCCCAAGCTACTGAAAAGTAATTTGGTGCTGTAAGTATTGACAGGACCTACGGGTCCTGTTATACTATATACATATAGAACATTAAGGAATAAAATGGCACACGCAGATCCAATTATCGATAAAATTATTGTAGCACGAGTTGGCTTGCTACTTCGCCATCCGTTCTTCGGTAATCTAGCAACACGTATGCAGATTAAAGAAGCAGACGACTGGTTGCCAACTGCCGCTACAGACGGGCGCAATATTTTCTTTAACCGTAAATTCTTTACACCACTTACTGTTAAACAAGTCGAGTTCGTTATTGCCCACGAAATTCTACACGCAGTCTTCGACCATATGGGGCGTCGTGAAGGACGCGATCCAAAGATCTTTAACATTGCTTGTGACTATGCTGTTAAC